GTCCAGTAGGTGTAGAAGTCGGCAAGCATGGACGGCGAATTATTCTTCTCGCCCTTCCAGCGAGTCCAATACTTCTGCGTCCTCCACCACATGTCCCCCGGCTTCAAGCCATCATGATTCGGCTCGTCGGGGCCACGGTAGATCAGATTCTTGCCATCCGCGGTGGTCTGCGCCTTTTTCGCGGCGGCCTGAGCCTGATTCGCCTGAGACGCGGCATTAGCGGCAGCAATATTGGCCTTGTCTGCCGTATCCTGCGCGGTCTTCGCAGCCGTATTGGCCTTGACGGCGGCGTTCGCGGCGTCGGTCGCGGCCTTATCGGTCACAGCCACCCAAGCACTACCATTCCACCTTTTCGGCGTGTTCGCACCATTCGTGGTGTCAATCCAGAGGGTCGAAGCCTTGCGCATCGACGTATCCGGCGCCGTGCTCTGGATCAGCACGTCGGCCTTGCCGTTCGCCACGCCAGCGGCGGCAGCTGCTGCGGTATTGGCCTTCTGGGCGGCCTTGGCCGCATCGGTGGCGGATTGTGCCGCACTGTCAGCCGTGGCCTTGGCTTGTGTCGCCACACTGGACGCATTCGCGGCGGTGGTCTTGGCATTGGCCGCGTCCGTCTTCGCGGTGGAAGCGTCCGTCTTGGCCGAAGCCGCGTCGGACTTGGCGGACTTGGCGGACTCATTGGCAGTGTTCGCCAGCGTCTCCGCATTGCCTGCGGTCTTCTTCGCGCTCTCGGCGGCGGTCTGAGCGGCATTGGCCGCGTCCTTGGCCTGACCGGCGGTCGCGGTGGCGCTCTTCGCAGCCGTCTGAGCCGCATTGGCGGTGTCCTGTGCGGTCCTGGCCGCACCATTCGCCGTGTCAGCCGTGCCCTGAGCCGTCTTGGCGGCAGCAGCGGCATTCTCAGCAGCCTTCTTCGCGTCGGTGGTCTTCGCGGCGTTATCCGCGATGTCGGACTTCGCCTGAGCGATTTCGTCGGCATTGCGCTCCACGTCGGCATAGCCGAGATGGTTCCATGCAGAGCCATCCCAGACAAGCGTGTCAATCACGCGATCAGACAATGGCACAAGCACGCTGGGCGAGGCGTTAGGCGCGCCCTGCCAGTACGTGTAGAAGTCAGCCAAGAGGCTCGGTGAGGCGTTCTTCTCCCCCTGCCAGCGCGTCCAATACGTCTGCGTCTTGAGCCACAAGTCACCGACAATCAGATTGTCCTTCGGCTCGTCAGGCCCACGGAAAGTGTGATTCTTCGAATGTGCTTCGGCATACGCCTGCGCCGCCGACTCCTTCGCCGTGCTGATCTCGCCATTCGCGGCGGTCAGGTCGCTCTTGGTCTGCGCAATATCCTTCCGAGCCTGAGACAGGTCGGTCTGCGCCTGGGCGAGCGACTTGGACGCCGCGTCAAGATTAGACTTGTTGGCTTGGATGTCCTTCTGCGCCTGCGTCAGCTTCGCCGCATTATCCTTCAAAGCCGTCTGATTGTCAGCCAAATCCTTTTGAATCTGCTTGACCTCATCAGGCGACACGGCGGACGCCACGGTCACAGTGGCAATCGCAGACCAGTCGGAGCGGTTGCCCGCATGGTCCACGGAACGCAAAGCATAGGAGTGCTGCGAGCCTGCTTTCAGGCCGGTCACGAGATAATCGCCCTGACCGGACTGGTTTGCGCTGATGACGGTCATGCCGGCCGCATCGACGCCCTCGCCGACCTCAATATGGTCGAAGTCCGATTCCATCGACGCGCCAGTGCTTGTCCTGCCATCCCAATGGACGGTCACCACGCCAAGCTCGGACGCAAGCACCGGCTTCGACGGTACGGAGCATGGCGTCGTGTCGGATTCGACGGTGACCACGACGATGCTCGACCATTCGCCGAGCTTGTCACTGTACGTGGGCACGGCTCGCACCCTGACCTCGATTTGCGTGCCGCAATCCAAGCCTCCGAAGCCAAGCTGCGTCTTGTCGGTGGTGCCGGCGGAATGCCAGGGCGCGCCATCCACGTGCTTGCGCCACTCGACGGCGTAATTGCCGATTTCGATGGCGGTGTTATTCGTCGCTTCGGTCACGGCGGACCACATGGCCGTGGCCAAGCCGTGCGCATACCCGTCCGAGCCGAGGTAGGCGTCCGTCTGCACCACAAGACCAAGCGGAGCCTTCGGCACGCGATGGTCACGGTCGGACGAGGCGGTCGTGCCGCCCTCGCTACCGGCCAATGCCGCGCCACCGGTGATGCCCTTGATTTTCTTCGCCTGACGTACGGAAGCGTCGTATTTGATGTCGTTCAGCGCGATGGACGCGCTCAAGCCCTCACCCTGGCGCATCGACAGGTCGATTTCCTGCACGCGCACCTTCTCGCCGTGAGTGACGGTCGGAGCCGTAATCCAATCGCCGGCATGGTAGTCGACGAGCGGCAGTGCGTCCACCTCGCTGATGATGAGGTCGCGCGTGTACTGGCCGCGAACTCTGGCCGCATCGGCTAGGGTCGATGCCATGAACGCCTGCGCGGTGTCCTTGTCGGACACGCCACCCTGCGAGGCGTAGGATTCCCACTTGCCCCACGGCGTCGGAGCAGCCGGATTATCCATGCGGAAAAGCAGATTATTGTCACCCTCGACGAGGATGGTGCTGGCCAGATCCGAGATGGATTCCTCGTATGGGGCCTCGCCGATGTCGCGCGCCAATCGCAGGATGACGTTCTTGCTCAGGTCGCGGTTCAACGCCGTGCTGTCCGCATTCCACAGTTTCAGGGTACGGCCGCTCGTGCGCCAGTCGCAGCCGTCACCATTGACCAGGGCGTCCAGGATGGTCTGCAAATCAGTGCCGAGCGAATAGTACAGAGTGTACTTTTTTGCCCAATTACTGCCAGCCGCGTCCTTGGCCGTGTCGAAGCCCAAGGTCAGACCGGTGGCCACGCCGCCACGCTGACGGTTCTCGTCAAGCATGGTCTTCAAAATCACGCCCGGATTAGCCGAATAAAATGGCCTCTTGCCCTTATTATCGCCGTCCGCGAGCAGATGGCTGGAATCATTGTTCTCCGCCTTGCTCAGGAGCCAGCTGATCGACTGGCCGGAATAGGTGACGGTCTTGGTGCGGTCGTCCGTCTTACCGGAACGTCCGGTAATCACGAAACGCGCGTTGTCCGGCTCGCGATAGCCGGTTCCGTCCGACACTTCCACGGCCACTTCGAGGCCATCGGTAAGCTCTCGGTCGAACGCCTGCGCGTCGCCGGAAAGCATGGAGTATTCGATGCTGATGGCTCCGTCATCATTGTGGAGCATCGAGGCGCTGAAGCTCACCGGCTCCGCCAATACGCCGATTCTTGCACCGAACGGCCGGTATGCCACGAGACGAGCATGCAAAGACTTGCCCATGATTAACTACTCCCAGGATTGCAAAAACCGGCATGTCACCTTGTCGGCGCTGCCGGTCTGTTTGATTGCGAGGCGATAATCGCCGGAATCGATTGCAGGCCACACTTGCAGTGGCTCGGTGGTCCAGTCGACGCCATTCGACGCATCCGTGCCGCCAGACCATGCGTCGGCATTGGCCGCCGTCCATGCCTTGCGGTTGGACGCGTCTACGAAGAGATACGGCAGTTTGGCGTCACGTTTGCCGCCCCACATTAGATTCGTGCCACTCACCGGATCTGAAATGGTCACGCCAGTGGCGGCACCGAAACGCAATACCAGCGTGGTGATCGGCGCATTGGAAAGCCAGCCCTCCGGCACGGTGTCGAAAAGCTCGGACGGACTGGCGTTAGGCAATCCAGCCCACCGTGTCCAATAACCCTTGTTGCTGGGCTTATCGACACTACCGGCCATGAGACGCCCGCCAGTCGCGTCCAAGGTGCGCTCCTGCCACTGCTCCCCCTGCCAATAAACGTCAGGCAATTGGCAGACGGCGGTGGCCGCGCGGTGGTCATCCCACGGAATCTCGTCACCGTCCGGCTGACATGACGTGCACACCGCGCTGGCGGTCATGCGCCGAGTCCAACCGGACACCGTGTCACGCTCCACGCGCGTCAGCTTGGAAGCCAAACGGCACAAGCGGTAGAAGCGGTGCATCAGAGCATCCGCATCAGGCCCATTCGTGATGAATTTCAGCGTGATTTCCGGCGCGTCGAAAGCCAGTGGGCCAGCCGGAAGCATCACACCACTCCGACCATTCACCGTGACGGAATTAATGCGCGGGCTGATGCTCGTGAAATGGGTGGTGCCGACAATCAGACTCGAACGCTCACCAGTCAGCTGCTGACCATTGATGAGATAATCCGTGAGAATCATTGCACCACCCTTTTCACTTGTGTCACCATTGCGGCATTGCCGCCGTCTGCAATTTCTGCTGCGTCGAAATCGACGTGGGCGCGATCGCCGGATAATTGAAGGTCTGCTGGACATACGTGGTCGAACCACCGCCGTTGCTGACATTCGCGCGCCCCGACTTCGACGCATCCACATCAAAACCGCCATTGATCTGCGCATTCATGCCGTTCACGGTGCGCTGCACGTCCTTCCAGCCAGCCTTGAGGCTCTTGTCAAAGCCCTGCATGATCGCCAAGCCAGCAGGCTTAAGCATCACCTTGTCGTAGCTGAGCGGACCCTTGTGTCTGACGATCCAATCGCCTATGCCGCTCACAAAGCTCTTCACTCGGCCGAAAGCCGCCTTCAGACCATTAAGCAGACCATTGATGATGCTCGCGCCGGCATTCCACAGCCACGCGCCAGCACCGGCAAACACGCCCATGATGGCACTGCCGATGCCACCCAAAAAGCCGAGCACGCCTTGCACAACACCATGCACAATTTGACTAAAGCCGTTCCATGCCTGCTGCCAATTGCCGTGAATCAGACCGGTCACCAGATTGATGACACCCTGAATCACATTGACGATGCCACTGACCACCATCGTGATGCCGCCGATGATGCCCTGGATGAAAGGCAGCATCGCTTGAATGGTCGGCAGCAATGTCGAGCCGATAAAGCCGACAATCGCGGAAATGATGGTGGACACCAATGGTGCGAGAGCCTGAATCACCGGCATCAAAGCCTGAATCACACCGGAAATCGCCTGCACCACGGCAGTGACCAAAGGCTCAAGGCCCTGAATCACCGGAGTGATGGCAGCCACCACGTCAGTGATAAGACTGCTGATCTGCGAGATGACCGGCATGAGCGCCTGAATCACCGCCGTGATGGCCGCGACTACTGCCGCGACAACCGGCTGCACACCTTGGATTGCCGGAGTTATCGCCTGAATGACGGTGGTCACCACGGTCAGAATTCCCTGAATCGCCGGCACCAAAGCACCAACAAGCGTGGAAATGATTGGCGTCAGCAATGGAATTATCTGGCCGACGAGATTGGTGATTACCGGCATCACCGCCGCAGCAAGCTGACTCAAGGCTGTCATGAGCGCCTGAATCGACGGCTGCAAAAGCTGAAAAGCCTGCTGCAAGCTGACGAAGACGTTTTGCAGCATGGTGCCGAATTCGCTGCGCAATTGTGGGCTCGTGGCGATCAATCCCGCCAGAGCGCCAATCACAAGCGTGATAGGGCCACCAAGACCAGACAGGACGCCACCGAACTTCGACAGCAAGCCGCCAATCACCGGCACGCCACTCAATCCGCTCAGCGCGCCACCAAGACCAGCTGCGCCAAGCAGACCAGTCACGGCGGCGATAGGGCCGGACAATCCAGACAATTGGCCTGTGAAGCCGCTGAAATTGATTTTGCTGATCTTGTCAGCGACAGCGCCGAACACTTTCTCCAGCGGCGGGCCAATCTTCTGCGCCAGTGCGGCCACCTTGTCGAAAAACGCGGTGATGAGCGGTTCGACGGCCTGCACCATCTTGATGACCGCACCACCGACACCACCGAAAGCCGCGATGAGATCATTGCCGACCGAAGTCTTCAATCCCGCGATCTCATGCTGCAGGATGGTCATCTTGCCTTGCGGAGTCTCCGCAAGGGCCTTGTTAATGCCACCGAAATTAGCCTCCAAGACCTGGGCGGCCATCGCGGCCTTCTCGGACGCGGAACCCTCCTGCAGGATCTTCTTCTGCGCGTCGGTCATGGTCACGCCATATTTCGACAGTGCCGTGGCGCTGCCGGTCATGACCTTGCCGAGCAGGTTGGCTATCTGCACGCCATCCTGCGCGGTCGCGTTATATCCTTTGTTGTTGGCGATCATGTCGGCCAAGGCGGGCGTCAAAGTCTTGACCTGATCCGCCGTCAGCGCGAAAGTGCCGAGCTGTGCCTGAGCGGCCTTCAATGTGCCGCCGGATATGACGCCGGTCTGTCCAAGCGTCTTATTCAGGCTGAGCAGCGACTTCTGCTCTTCGTCAGTCCAATTGTTGTTTTTGGCGACCTGTTGGAATTTCGCGGTCACCTCACCGGCCTTGAGCGCCGCATCCACGGCCTGCTTGCCGAAATTCACCAAATATCCGCCAGCGGCGGCAGCCGGGCCGGGCACGCCGGGGGGCCCGCACCCGCG